TTTACCTTTGTTATCATGATATAGTGCTATTTCTAAATTTTCAATAGCTTTTTCGGTTTGTGTTAGAATTTGAGCAAGACCTTCACCAACCCCATTCCTTTCAAAAATAATAAGTGATTCATCAGGCTCATAATGCCATCTATCTTTCATAAAATTTTGTAACCATAGAATTTTTTCAAAAATCATTGATGCATCTGCATCAGGGTCAGCGTATGAAGCAATTTGATGTACTTGTTTAGGAGCAATCTCCCATACTTGAATAACAGAACTATCTTCTCCACCACCAGAGGGATCAATTGTTATAATAAGCAAACCATCACTATGCTCTAACTTATCTTTATAAATTTCAAATCCAAGCACTTCATCAAATGTTTCCGGTGTTTGGTAGAAATCTAAAACATCAGGATCAATTAGCGTCTTTTCGAAAGTCAAAAATTGACAATTGTGAGTTTTAAGGGCATTAGAGAGCATGAAGCTATGATCTGAGTTGTCAATTTCAATAATATCAAACATAGTTGTATTTTCTGAAATTGTATCAATTGATGATATTTCATAAATTCCATTTTCTGCTTTTAATTCAAAACCAACCATTAAATCCTTGGCTTTAATCATATCATTATTGTAAGTCCAAAAGATATGTTCACCAGAACATTTCACACTTTCACCATTAGAGAATTTTATATCTAAATGTGAAGTATGTTGTGATGAAGCAAGACCTTCAAATCTTTTGTAACCGTTATTTGTTTTAATTTTAAATCTATTATTTAATGTTAAATTATTCATAAATCTATTTATTAAATTAATAAGTAAAAATAGTAAAGTTTCTAAAAGTGAGGTATAAAAAGTATAAATAAGAGTAGATAAAGAGTAATCTTATAGAAGTCGTAATTCTATAAGAAAATGGTGGAAGTACCATCTGTCCTCTTAGATTAATATTATACAAAAACATAAGGAAGAAATTATGGAAAAAACTCATTACTGTTATAAAATAACAAACTTAAATCCCACAGATCAAAGAAAATATTACATTGGTGTTAGAACATCAAAAACTTCTCCAGAAAAAGATACTAATTATAACAGTTCATCAAAATATTTAAAAGAAGCTCTTGAAGAAATTGGGCATACTAATTTTCAGAAAGAAATCCTAAGTACTTGGGAAACTAGAAAAGAAGCTAATAAAGAAGAAGCTAGATTGCATGAATTATATGATGTAGCAGTTAATCCTGAATTCTACAATAAATCAAAAGCAACATCAAGTAGTTTTTGTACTGAAGGTATGGTTACTGTAATTAATAAGAAAACTGGAAAAAGAGAATTTGTTAGTGTTAAAGCATCTAAAGATAAATTAAAATACACATCTTTGTATGCTGATATAGTTAATTGCATTAATAAAAATACTGGAGAAAAGTTAAAAGTTTCAAAAGAAGAATACAAAAATAACCCAAACTTAGAACATACTGTTAAAGGCAAAGTTACAGTTATTGATACAGAGACTGGAATTAGAAAACATGTTACACAATCAGAGTTTAGAAAAAATAAAAAATATATCAGTCAACACTATAACAAAGTTAATTGTATTGATACAAGGACTGGAAAGGGTTGCAGTGTTACAAAAGAAGAATTTAGAAACCATACATATTATGTTCAACATACTAAAAATACAACAAAAGTTTATGATACAAGAGATAAAACATTCAAAAGAGTTACTCTTGAGGATTATAAACAGTATGACTATTACATATCTCAAAATTCTAGGTTAGTTGAAGTTTATGATTCAAATGGGATATTACAATATTCTGTATTTAATAAATTTAGAGATTTTTGTGTAGAAAATAAATTACCCATAAATGCATTTTTCACATCTAAACAAAATAATGGTCAACCTCTTTATGAGAACTCTGGAAGTAATGAAGAAAGATTAAAGAAACAGGGTTATTGGACATTTAAAGGTTGGTATGCTTTAAATAAAAGTTTAATCTAATTTTAAAGTTGTTTCTGATATAATATGTAAAAGATAAGGATAAAAAATGAGAATTAATGTTGTAAATCCAAAATATTTAACAGATAATCATCTTATAGCAGAATATAGAGAAACAAAAATGTCTACTTATTATTATGTTAGAAGTTCTAAATCTAAGAATGGTATTGATAAATCTCGTATTTCTGAAAGGTATACTCTTAATGGTGGACATGCATATATGTGGTTTAACAAATTTGGATATATTGATAAAAGATTTAAAGCCATTGTGGGAGAAATGAGAAATAGAGGGTTTCAAACTAATTTTACAGAGTTAAATTATACTGATATTCCTGAAGATGCTTTTGGTGATTTTGAACCAACTCAAAGTGATATTAGAGTTAATTTAGATAGAATTTTAGAGCGTGTAGCTGATAAACCAAAGTGGTATAAGTACCATGGTAAAACTATTGAAAAATGGAATGAATGGTATGAAAATCTATACCTAGAAGAAAAACTTCTAGGGTTTTAGTGTTAGATTAATTTAGAAAGTAAAAATGTTCTATGTTTATTATTGCTAAATGCAAACATAACTTCATTCTTTTCCGTATTTTTATAAAGAGTGTAACCTCTATAAACATCAAGCAGTCTATTTAATGTATCATTGATTTCTGAAATGTTTACATTAACACCTTCTTCATAACAAAACTTTTGTAACTCAACCATATTTTTGTTAAAATCTTTAAGTTTATCAAAGTGTGACATACTGATTGCACCAGATGGATCTGTATTTAATTCATGTTCAACTGGAATAAGTTTATTTCTAGCTAATTTAAAAGTTCCCTCAAAATCAATCTCTTTAGCATTATCATAAACTATCATTGATTTATCATTAATAGAAATTAAGTGTCTGCTTGTAGCATTGGTGTATAAAACTGTTTTGTTTTTTTGAAGTGTTTTGAAAGATTTTAAAACCCCTTTGTCAACACTATCGATAATTGTATCTGTCATTTTTTATTTTCCTTTTTGTTGTATTGTATTGTATTTTGCATGTTCAACTACATCACATATGAATTTATTTGTTAGTTCTTCTGCTTCCATAGCTGTAATTAAAGTTTCATCAAAGTCTATTGTTAGTTGGTTATCTTTTTCAAATAATTCTTCATCAATATTTAAAACAATAGCATTGTTTATTCTTAACTTTGTTATACCATCATTTTGTCCAACGATTTCAGGTGTAAACATTTTAATTTCCTTTTTTATAGATGTACACATATTTTACAATAAAAAAATGAGGGATTATGAAACTTTTATAGCATACCAACCTTTGAATTTGTAAAAACCTGAATCAATTAGTTTTGTTTTTATTTTTCCATTTGTAATACTTGTGAAAATTGGTACTCCATTTTTTTTGTAAGATTTTCTTAAAGCATTAATAGGTAAGTTGTTATCCTTGCATGTTTTTATAAAACAACCATGAGCAATAAATTGCAATTTATCATTGTTGTCGAATATTTCTACTTTGATAGCTGTATTAACTCTAGAGCCTCTTGCCATTTTAGTTAGCTTTGTTGTCCATAAGTTAAAATCTATTTCATCCCTTGGAAATCTTTTAACTATACCAGTTATTTTATTTTCAACTGATATAGTATTTTTCGTAACACCATAATAATTATTATTTGCATTGAATTCCTCTAATGATATAGATTTTGTATTCCCAAATTCATCTTTCACAGTAACTTTATTATGTGCCACACCAACATAGTCTGCATTAAAATCAGATTTATGAATCAATTTGATTGTTTTTGTTTCTAAATGCTTAGCAACAATCATATCTTTATGATCTGAAACTAATTCTTCTCTTTTAATAAATTCATCTATTGACACTTTTTCATACTTATTTGTAATGGTATTTAATGCGTTATAATTGTTCATTTGGTGGTGATTGTATTTGCTTTTGTTTTTTCTATATTCATCAACAGTAATTGCAACCCTCTCATTTGTATCTTTAATGACACAATACACCATACCAACATTACATTGTCCATCAAAAGCATTACCTATGGATAGATTATAATATTCTTCATTATGGATTATATTTAAGTTTCTTTGTATGTTGGTTTCTTCTCTTTCAGCTTCTTCTCTAGTTTCCCAAATACTTAGAATTTCTTTTGTGAAATGATTTATACCAATTTCTTTAATAGCTTCTTTTAAGTGTTTTGATGAACTCCAATATTTTGTATCTTCTTCTGGAGCGCAATCTTTCGCTGTTCTTACACCAATGTAATATTTCCTAGAATCTGTTGGATTGTTATTTGTGATCTTGTACACATAGTGTGGTTTTTCTGTAGTTGTAGTTTTCATTGTTAATCCTTAATTTTGTATAATAAATAATCTGAGGGACAGCTGGTAAATGTTAATCCACCAGTTTCTTTGAGGGGTCGAAGACTCAAAGATTACCTCTTTTCTTATACTTATTTATACTCTTATTTATACCAAATTCACAAAAAACCTATATTTTAAAGGTAAATTTTCAAATTCTTTAATGTATAATAACTATATAATTAAAAATTGGAGAAATAATAAATGACAAAAGAAGACCAAAAATTAGATGAGTTTGACCATAGAAGATTAGGAAGTGAATTAAAATTATTTCATTTTTCTGATTATGCACCCGGTATGTGTTTCTGGCTTCCAAATGGTGCAAGAATGAGAAAAAGAATAGAAGATGCTTTATATAAAGCCCATAAATCAAGGGGTTATCAACCAGTTATTACTCCTAAGTTGATGGATGTTGAATTATGGAAAAAGTCGGGCCATTATCAAAATTATAAAGAGAATATGTTTTTCTCTGAAGTAGAAAAGAGAGAAAACGCACTAGCACCAATGAATTGTCCTGGTCATATAATTAATTACAAAGCTGATGTTGTAAGTTATCATCAATTACCAATGAGATATTTTGAGTTTGGACAAGTACATAGAAATGAGAATAGTGGTTCACTACATGGATTATTTAGAGTAAGAACTTTTCAACAAGATGACGCACATATTATGGTTACTGAAGATCAAATTCATGATGAAATTATTAGTGTTATGGAATTTATTGATGATACTTTAAGTTACTTTGGTTTTAAATATGAAATAGCATTCTCAACAAGATCTGATAAATCGGTTGGTTCTGATGAAATATGGGAAAAATCCGAAACAGCAATTGAAAATGCATTAAAAACAATGGGTTATGCATATGTTGTTGATCAAGGTGAAGCTGCTTTTTATGGACCAAAGATAGATATTAAAATTCTTGATAATCATGGTAGGAAATGGCAGCTTTCTACATGTCAATTAGATTTTAATTTACCAGAAAGATTTGATATGACTTATATTGGTGCTGATGGTGAAAAACATAGACCTATTATGATACATAGAGCTATAGCAGGATCTATTGAAAGGCTGATAGGTATTTTATTAGAACACAATTCCGGGCTATTACCAGTTGCACTTTCACCTTACCAAGTAGCTATTGTTCCTATTAGTTCTGAATCTGAAAAACAGTTAGTATATGTTAATGATGTAAAATCTATGTTAAACGAAATTGGTGCAGATGTAAGAATTTATAATGATGGTAATACTCTTAACAAAAGAATTAAGAATGCAGAAGAAGATAAAAATCCTATTGTGATGATTTTAGGGGACAAAGAAGTCGATGAAGGTTCTGTAAATTTAAGACACAAAGTTAAACAAAAGAGATACCAGCAAGAACTAACTGAATTCAAATATAAATTGATTGATGAAATGCTTTTAACAATTTAAGGAAACAATATGAAAAATTTAGGTGATGTATTAATTGGTTTGTTAGTCCTTATTTTTGTTCTTATTCTTATAGGGTTTTTCATTGCTTTAATAGGGTCATTAATATATTGGTTTGGTTGGTGTGTAGGTTGGATTACACATCTAATGGTTGGTCCTGATATAATTTTTGGAATGGCTTTTGAAGATTTCTTTGGAATATTCTTTTTAATTGTTGGACTGATTGGTGTTGGTAGAACTGCTGTAAACCAAGAAGAAGTTAAAAAGAAAGTTGATGAAGGTATCAAAAAAGGTTTAAAAGAATATAGAGGCTATTAAGCCTCTATATAATATGCTTATTATCTCAAAAAAATAATTAATATTAATTTGTTAAAATACCACTCTCAACATATTGTACAGATATACCATTTATATATCTAGCGCTAGAATTAGTAGAAAAAACATAATCCATTGCTTTGAAATCTAATGCTCCTGTACTGTTACCGGTAATCACACCATTCTCTAAAATATATGTTTCGTTTTCAAATACTACAATTTCAATAGTGTACAATTCATTATATGGAACATTTGTAAGCGCCCCTGCTATACCAACTGCTTCTACTGATAGAAAAATACCATCATCTGATAAGCTACTGTTGTTTCCTCTATAATAGTAAAATCCATCATGGTATGTATTCGCTGAACCTCTAGGTGACATAAGTGTACAATTTGCTGTACCACCAGTTGAAGAAGGAAATGTTATGTTGTTTCCAAAACTAAATACCACTTTCAAATAATCTATATCGACATCTGTTACTGGAAGCTCTTTTATACCTCCATTAATTGTAATTGGTGTATCATAACTGTCAATAACATGTTTTTTACTTATACCTATCATTGCATTAATTTGTTCATTGTTAGAAACATCAAAATATTTTCTTACTGATTTTTTATTATCTATGAATGAACTCATTAAAGAACCATTCAGACCATCAAGTTCAGCTATAACAGATTTCTGTAATCTATCAGATATAGCAATGTTTCCATCTAGGAATATAACACTATCTAATCCTAGAGTTTGTAATACACCTAAATCAAGTGCTTCAATTGCATCACATACTGCTTCAAATTGAGTCACACCTAAACTCGAAATATCTCTTTTAATAAAACCTTTTCCTAACTCTTTACAGAAAACGAATTCACCATTTGGTATTGAACTTATATCTTGATTCTTTTCTACTCTTGTGCTCATTTTATTTCTCCTCTTTTAAGATACAATTATTTATTACTTAGCCAATTTTTTCTTAATCCATAAATCATTCAAATAAAAGAGAAAAATAATAGTTTCAAGAATTATAGAGGTTATTAAATCAATCAAATTTCAAAGCATACCAATCTTTATATTGTTTATATTTGTCTTTAACGTATAGTAACGCTCTTGGTTTAGAATAAAGTCTTTCACCATTGTTTCTATATGAGTGTATAAAGGCTCCAGGCAAACCATGCAACTTACAAAAATTAACAAAGTTACCACATATTTCAAATTCTAAATCATTATTGTGATTATAAATTTTAAAATGGGATGATTTGATAGATATGAAATAATCAAATTTTTCATAATCAACTTTAGGAACTAGTTTTCTTTTATTATCTCTAGTATCTAAAACAGTTACTTTATTTTTAATACAAGAAACCAACATATCATCATTTAAAAATTCTTCTTTATCTACTGATTTTGTTAATCCGGTTCTTTTATCAAGTACAGAAACTCTATTTTTTGTTAAAGATACATAAAAATCATGTTTATTAAATTCCTCTGATGAAACCCTTTTTGTTGTATTGTCTCTAACATCTAAAACTGAAATAAAATCTTTTGCTACAGCTTTATAAAAACTATATTTGTTAAACTCATCAATTGTAACTTGTTTTGTTGTATTATCTCTAATGTCAATAACTGCAAGTCTATTGGAAGTATCAAATCCAGTACTTGTTTGTTTGGCTTTATTATAAAAAAGTGGATTTCTAGAAACATCAAATAGATTATGTAATCTGATTTCTTCTTGCACTGCTAATTTTCTAGTTTCCCAGATACTTAGAATCTCTTTCTTAAAATTTGCGTAACCATTTTTCTCAATTATTTTATTCAATGTGTTGCTTGAACTTCTATAGTTGGTATCTAACTCAGGATTACTTTTTAATGTGCTTCTAACACCAATATAATATAACCTTTTATCGGTAGGATTTAAGTTCGTGATTTTGTAACAGTAGTGTATTTTTTTAGTTTTCATAATATTCTCCTTATGAATTTAATGTATAATAATTTATGAGAGGACAGTTTCCAATTCTCTGGAAATTTCATTGAAAGGTTGTAGTTTCAATGATTACTCTTTCTTCTATCTTATTTATACTTTTAAACAGGTGTTATTACAAAGTTTTATAAAAAACTAAAAATTAATATATAAATAAAAGAAATATATGTAAAAAGGAAACTGCATGGATCTAGTCTCAAAGAAGCTTGCTGAAGTTCTTGATGTTGATGATGAAATCAATGGAACTGGTGAAGGTGAGTATGGGGAAGAACAAATAAGTCAAAACCCATTAACAAAACAGCCAACTTATAGTTCATCATTAGTAACAGAATCTGATATACAAGCATACAAAGCAGTACAAGAAGGAATTGGTTTAGAAGATTATAGTAGAATTATACTTATGAAATGTGCTATGAAAGCACAAAATGATCATGATGAACTTATTAGTACAATGGCAAAGGTGGATGATTC